TTTCCCGCGCAGCCTATCAACCAAGCGGTTGCTGACTTGTACAGACTGTTTGAGGTATGGATCATAAACCGTGCGGGATTGAACGGGCAGCGGAGGTTGTAAGGAACATTACGAGCAAATGGGTTTATACTCCTGGAACCGATGCTGGATATGCGTGGCAAGATCACGGCAAACGATCTTACAACGCCATCCGCGCCCTACTGCCGAAGAAGGAAGGTGGAGCGTGATTGACAGAGTTACACCCTTCACGATGGACGGCAAAATCACGGAACGCATTGACGAAATCGTGGCAACGAATGCCTCGGTTCACATGGAAATGATGGACGGCTCCGGACTGTTTCTATCGATCACGCACGATGGCATAGAAGAGCGGTATTGGATTAGAGCGAAGAAAAACTCGCTGATTGTGTCGCTTGCGGAACGGATTTGCACGAAGTCAAATGAAATGGTGAAGCCATGAAAGACACGCCAGAGATCAATCTGAATGAGGAGAGCCTGAAGAAGGCCGTCGTAAAATCGATAGGACAGGCAAATATTTGGACTAGTAGCGCTCTTGAGCAAACCTTCCGCGCCTACCTCCAAGCCGAGGTGGCTGCGGGCCGGGCGAAGCTGGGCTGCGCTTGGAATAATGAAAGCGTAAGCGGCATGTGGACCGCCTATGCCACATTGAAAGACCGCGAACTGGCAATTGACGAATACCCCGTCCTAATCCTTCGCCTGGATGGCGTGTCATGACCAGCACAAGGCCAGGATGGGATAACCAGTTTGCGGAGACTGAGGAGGAGCGCAACGCACGGCTTGCCCTCCGCCGTGAGTTGCGGAAAACTGCTCCATACAGGGAATGGTGCATGGACCCTGAATTGTGCGCCGGTAAAGGCTATTGCCCGCGCGATCCGAACTGTGGAGATTAAAACTTAACAACTAGGAGAACCACAATGCCGCCCGATATCACCAAACAAGAAGCTATCGAAATGATGAACCGATGCAAGCAAGAGATTATCGGCCTACGCGCAACAATCGACCGTCTCAAGCCGAAAGCCGACGCTTACGACAATCTCGTTGTCGTGCTGGGCCTACTACCACGTCCGAGCGTCGGCATGGGCGAGGATTTGGTTTGGATCATCGACAAGCGCATCATGGAATTGACACCGAAACCGAATGAGACTGCGGCTTGAACATGCCGGTAGCGCGTGATCCGACATGCGGCGACTGAAACCAAAAAGCCCGCCAGCGGTTAAGCTGACGGGCTATTAGGGGCGATACTAACGGCGAAGAAAGACACCGCCACCCTGCCCCGCGCACGACGGTTCGGCGCGGGGAAGCTGAAATCACTTGCAATAGGCGTCCCGGATTGCGTTACGCCTTCTTACTTCTTGGACGGTTTGGGCGCTGTCCGCGTTTGTGCTGTAACTTTGCGCCCGCCACACGCTGCACACCGGCGGCTTGGAATGGCTGGTTATCCCTGTCGTTCTTGTCGTTGAGCACCCGATTAGCATCAGGCAGGCCCCAATCATTACCAGCCTCATTGGCCCTGACAATCCGATCAAGCTCCGCATGTTCATCTTCTCCGCGTTGTAGCGCCGCGCCAATATCCCGATCCTGTTTGGACCGGATCAGGCCAAGGATGGCTAGGAGCCCCTTGAGAAGGGCTCCTAGCGTTGACAGAAAGCCCATGGCCTGCCCTACTTCTTGGGACCGGACTCGACTTGCGCTTTAGTTACCGTTCCGGGTAGTCCGGACGGCGACACAACCACAGTCGGCGCGATCAATGCGCCGAGCCCGCCAGAAATCAGCTTGAGCACCAAATGGCCAGCCCCCAGCACAGTGACGGCAATGGCCGCCATTTGCGGCGTCAGCCAAGTTGCAGAGCATACAGTTGCGCCGGAAGCATCGGTCGAACAATTAGCAATGGTTCCGATGATGCCGATCACAGTCGTTATTACGGCGGCAATGGTTCGGAACAGATTGGAGTTGAGCATTTTCGTTTCCTCTAGTTTGAATAGGCAATCAGGTAAGCGCCGGTTGCCATTATAAAGACTATCAGCGCATAGGCAATAAGGGCCATGATTGCCGATGTTGGCCCGTCCATTTCATGTAAGCGATACGTTCAATTCATGTATGGAATTGAACATATCATCCAGCCGGGAAGCCATTTTTCTTGGCCCAATCCCTCGCCTCAAAGCAAGGGCAGGCTTTTGCGACGCCGGGATAATCGCGATGGCCTTTGATCCTTGCGCTCGGATATCGCTTGAGAAGGTCCGCCACCAATGTCTTGAGCGAACTCCATTGCTCTTTCGTGAAGTTGTTTTGCGGCTCCCATGGCGCGGCATTGGCAAGCCCGCCCACAAGGCAAATTCCGATGCTATCCCGATTGTGATCCGCGACATGCGCGCCGATGGCGTCAACCGCCCGGCCCTTCTCGACCCTGCCATTGCGCCGGATCACGAAATGGTAGCCAATGTCCGACCATCCATTGCCCTTAGGCTTTGGCGTGGTGTGCCACTGGCGGATTTCCTTGGCCCCGATGTCCATGATGGCACGGGTGGCGGAGCAGTGAAGAACAATGAAATCAGTTTTTGTGCGCGCCATTTCTATAGCCCCAAGTTAATGCCAGCCAAAGGCAAAGCCCTTGACAGCAAGATCAATACGCAAATCAGGATCACAAGAATTCGCGCGACCTGCTTGAATTGGCCTTCGATAGGGAGCGCGTCCACCAACATGAGTACAAGCCAAAGGACGACGCCGATGATGACGACGAGAATGAGAAGAGATACCAAAGCGGAAACCATTTAACTACTCCTTCAATTGCATCACAACGGCTTGCCTTTCGGCTCTGCCGCCATGCCTGTTAAAATACCAGTGCCGGTTGCCACGAAACAAGCCACGTTGTTTCCGATACTCATAGAAAGCAGTGACCACGATTGCGTGGCGGGATTTGTGAAAAGCCTTAACGCCAAGGTGCCTTCCCTGTTTATCAGCATCATGGTTTCACGCTCGCCGTATTGAGGCATTCCGAGTGAGCGGGCGATCCCGTCCATGTTGGCGCAAACCTGTTGCTGCTGTTGCGCAATTGCCGGTGACGACGAAAGGATTGCGATAATGCAAAGAGCCGCGCGTTTCATCGGCACCCCTGCACAAGCGCGAGATTGTATTTGAGAGCCTCGGCAATCCGGCAATATTCGATCTGCTCCTCGAACGAAAGCGGGGCCATCTTGAGCTTGACCGTGAGAAACTGGAAGCGGTTCAACAAGACCGACTCCGAAACGGTTTCGAGCTGCTGCTCAAGTTGAACCATTTCCCGCTCGATAACCGGCCTGATTTCCAGATAGTCCAATGTCGCCCAGGCGCTTCCGCCAAGAACGGTCGCGGCAGTTAGCATGGCGGCAAGTTGGGGAAGAGTTGAAAACATGGCCGCTCCTATGTGTTTGGCGCTGCGAAAAAACAGATGACGCCGCCGGTATGGCCGGAACGGGTTACGGCGGTAATGCAGCCATGATAAACGGAAAGGTTCCCGGCGTCGTCTTTGCCCTCGTCGGGAATTTGCACCCGGTCATAGGGGATGAAAGCATCGATCGGCGCGCTGGAAAAAGCGTTCACCAATTGGCTTTCCTCCAAGTTCATAACCAACTTGTAACCACCATCAACCGGCGTGACGAACCTCGACGGGATGGCGGCGCAATCGTAGCCCCCGCAACATCCCACATTCGTTACCGGATCATGCCGGGCCGTGTACCAATCGTGAGCCCGTGCCTTTCCAGCGATGACGATCAACATGATGACAAAGCATACTGCCGCTGCGGCGACGATCATCGCCAATGCTACCCAGCCTCTTTCCATTACCAAGCCTTCTCATTGTGGAGCCTCATAAATGCCTTGCTGTTGTGGCAATTGTTCTTGGTTTGGCAACGGTTGGATTGTGAACGTCAGAGGGGTTTGTTCGATGACAAATGGCCATAATTCTTGCAGCGGATTGCACTGCCTAGATACTTTGGCAAAATAGATGGCCGGGCCGGGTGCGGCCCCAAGAGGGATTTTCAGCCGCACCACGAAATCATCCGTAGGCGCGCGTTTTTCTTCCTCGTATTCGGTTCTGACTTGCGCCGAATCGAGAATGTATCGCGCGACCGTCGTTGGGCAACGGGTTTTTGCGTTTGACTTGATGCTGATTACAAGCTCTCCGCCAGGCGGAACCACCGGCGTCAAAATCCGGCGCTCAATGTAAGTGATGATCGGAACCTCGAAGAACCAATAGGAGCCGACCGTGCCCACTGCAATTGAAGCCACAATCACCGACATTTCTATGAATCTTCCCAAACTCATGGCCCCTGCCTCACAACAAGCGCAATAATGGCACCGAGTACAGCAAGAAGCATCGCGGTTGAGGCCCCGTAAACCAGATTGCGAACCGGATTGAATTCGGCTTTTGTGATATAGTTTCCGTTCAATTGGGTTTGAATTGACGATGCGGTTGTTCTCAAGTCCGCGTCGATCCTGTCCAATCGCGACCCCATACCAGTATCCAGTTTATTGATTTTTTCATCAACGTATTTCAACTGCTCAACAAGAACATCTAGCTTGACGGCATTCTTTTGTGAAATACTTGAGCTTGCCGCCATCATTTGCCCCTCAATGTAACCTCATGCTTTTCAGGAATTTCGACAAACCCATAGCACATTCCGCCTCGGAATGCTTCATTATGATACACCGTTGAGCGAGAGAGGCTAGGACCAACTTACAACAGTGATGCGCTTTTGTGCATTTGCCCCGGTGATGCCCGGATCATTCGTGGACACTGATTCAGTGGTTGCGCAGGCGTAGTGGCCGAAATTCTCAACGATGGCATTGAAATACAGGGCATCTTGAACAAGCGTGTCCGAACCGTTATAACTCACAACTTGCGACGTGGCCCCAACATCGCGCGCCGCCATGATAAGGAAGCCCCCATTGGCCACCTCAATATCAGCAACGGTTACCGTGGTTCCCGTTCCGCTGCTCGACCCGCTATCCAGCGGCGTTGTCGATGTCGGCTTGGTATTATAGAGGTGATAGGAAACGAGTTGACAATTGCCATCGAACTCGATTTCCAGAACGCCATTTTCCAGCGTGGTATCCGGAAGCCAAGCCACAAATGAACCGCCGGACGTTCCGGCTTGAACAACGCGATCCGACCCGCCGAAAGATACCCCGCCAAGACGGATATCGACAATCGACCGCGTGGCTGCCGCTTCCCAGCAGCAACTGACAACGAACATTCTTCCGCTGCGGTTCGGGCCAAGCGGGCAGCTAAATGGATATGTCGTTAAGGCCGCATTGCTTTCGTTGCCGTGCTGCTTAACGAGCGCCGTCGATGACGTGTAGGAAGGAACCAAGGAATAAACCACGAGGCCATAGGCGGAGCTTGAAACCCAATCCATGGTAATGTCGTTTGTATCGACAGTCTCAGTTGTTTCAACGTGGAAAAAGTTTGATCTCCCAACGTCCGGTGTATGTCCGTTTCCAGCATCAATAGTTGCAGTGTCAGCGCCTGTGTAGCTTACAGATGTTGGCGATCCGCCACCGTCCGGAGTAAAGCGGCCAAAAATATATCCGCCAGCCACAACCTTTTGATTTGAAACGACTGCCGATGAATCGGTTCCAGAGCCCTTCTGAATATGATGCAGCGTATAATCAGCATCATCGGGAATTGCATAAACTCCAATCGAACAATATTGGCTGCTCGCAAAGCACGTCACGACCGCATCAACGTCCGTTCCAGTCGGCCAATCGACAATATAAACCTTGCCTGTCGTTGTGCTGGAAGAAACCAGATCGTCTAGTGACGGCTCGTAAGAACGATTGATGAATACAGGGTCAATCGCCCCTCCGCCATCCAGCGTCAGGCTGGTTATGTAATCCTGCGTAGCCCCTGCATGCCGGACATAAACCATGATAAACAGTTTGCGGCCAGCATACGCATCGCCAATGGTCAGCCCGGTGAAAGTGTATTCGCTTCTGTCAACTTCATCGCCCTGCGCCCCGCCAAAAACCGGAAGTGCAGAAGCAAAAATGAATGGGTTTAGCAGAAAGCTCATGTCTGATGGCCTATCAGATAAATTTTGACGCCAGCCCCGGCGATGGTCGATCCGACTTGATCGAAATCAACCGTCATTTCCGCATCATCGGCAAGAGCCGTGTCTGAAATCACGGCAGCGCTTGCCGCCGTCGTGCTTGTCTTTTCGCTCGCATCGATGGAGAGCTTTGTCGAAAGGATTGTCGATCCCGTCTCGTTTATATCAATGATGATCGTGCTTCCAGTCGGGGCCGTCGTGACGCTCGCTCTAACCGCCGTGAGCGTGAATGCGTAAGGCATACGGAATGTAACCTTGGCCGTGCCCGTTGTGATGGCCGTGGTTTCATCGGAACAAGCCACGATTAGCGTTTCCGGCTTGATTTTGAGAATGGTGCCAATCGTGGCCTTTAAATGATCCCCACTGCCGTCCTGGCGAAAAGCCATTTCATCGGCGGCAACCGGCGTATCGGCACTCAATAGGCTGTAATCGAGGTCAGCAGCAATCTCCCCAGGCGTGTCATTGTAAACGAGAGAAACGCCGATACCATCGGCAACCATGGCTCCGACAATATCTTGAAACTCTTCGCTGACCACAGTCTTGAGCGCCGATCCATCGGCCCGCGTGTAATAAACGCAAATCACATTGTCGGAATCGTCCTGAACAAACATGGCACGATCACCTGCCGCCGTTAAGATGTTCGCCGCACCCGGCAAAATCATCGTGGTGGCATGGTGCGTAAGGGTTAGCACGCCATCAAAGATAAGGACTGCCCATCGCCCATTCTTGGCCGTGGCCCAGTCTATATCGGTTATCGTCGTGGTGCCAGTGACATGAAAGTAACCGCCCTCGCCAAGCGAGATTGTCCCGGCACTAGCCACGTCCGCACCCTTTTCCCAAAGTGCGGCGGCGCTATCAGGCGTGACCGCCTTCGCGGCATTCGTGCCGGTCAGTACCTCAGTTGTGGATGCCGTGACAAACCCGCCGCTGGCAACAAACGCCTGCCACGCCGCGCCGTCGTATCGATAGAGCGTGTCGCTGGCGGCATCATCCGCAAGCATCCCCTCAACTGGCGTAATGAAAATCCACGACCCAGCATAGGAGAATGCAATCTCGCCATCATGTGATGCCCATGCGCCCGTACCAGTGCCGACAACATACGTGTCGAACTCCGATGGCGAGCCGGGAGGTGTATTGAGCGAAACCTGAATACACGCTGCCAGATTGGCCATGGTGGCGATGTATGCATCGGCCTCATTCACCGTCACGTCCGGATCGGCTTGGCCATTCGCAAGTTCCGTAAACCCTAACCGTCCTGTTGGCATCTAATTTTGTCCTGTGATTAAAGCGTGACGTGCGCTTGATCGCCGTCTCCGAAAACGGCACTGACTTGAACTATCCATGCGTCGATTGCCGATTGCGGAGATCCAAAATCTGTTGTTTGTTCCGCCGCTGAATAACTGAAATTCAGCGTGGCGGAAGTTATGGTGCGGAGAACATCGATCCCTGAACTTATGTATTCGAAAATGTAAAGCTTATAGCTTTCCGTCTCTTCGCTCATAGGCGGATCGGAGCCGAATTCATCATTGGAAAGGCGATCACGGCGAATGGCCGTAACAGTGAGATTGCCCGACCCGTCACGTGAACTCTTGATGTGCGTCGGCTTCCATGGCCTCAAGCCGCGCGCGCGATTGGTGAATGAAATTGCCGAGGTCGAGTCAAACGCCTTGCCGGTGGTGACTGAAACGTATTGCCTTGCCAAGTCCTTGTCACCAACAGACGCGCGATCAAGAGCCCCGATATCCAGATAGACAACCTTATTCCCGATGGCGTGGAAATTACTGGCCGTCGTGGCAAACTCAGTTCCGCGCCTGCCGCGCAAAAGCGTCGATAGCGTCCACGTCCCGTCCCCATTGTCCACGACATTGGCGGCCCGGATATACTCCCAATCAGGGAGACGATTATATCCAGGCGATCCATCCGCAAAGAAGCCAACTTGGCCTCTAACCGCGAATGCATTCAACGTTTCGTCGGCAAGTAATTGCGCTTCCGTCACCGACGACGGGAAATTCTCCACCCCCGTTATGGACGTTACCGCGAATGTAAACTCTGAGGCCCGATCCCATGCAGAGGGATGCCCAAATGTCGGAAGGACAGAAAGTGCCCGCCCCACAAGCGCCCCGCTTTGAAACCCCATAAAGCTGGAAAACGTAGCCCCGCTATCCATCGATTTGAAAAGCGTGGCGGAGTCGAAACGCCCAATTTCCACAGGGTAGACAGCGGCATAAAACGAATCGCTATCATCCGCTATTCTTAGCAAGTGGCCATCGATCAAGACGGCTTCGGATCGGGCATAGCTTAAGATGTTATCCAGATTTGGCGGTACTTCCGATCCCGTGGCGTTAGACGTATAGAGAGTTTGTCTTTTACGGGCTTCCAATGCGAGCGGGAATTCGCCTTCCTGCTTTGTAATGACCGCCGTTATGGTGCGGGTTTCATCAAGCTCCAATTCCAGAACATCGCCGGGATGGTACTTGAGAAACTTTGGCCCCACCGATGTTTTATAGACAGCCGCCGCGTCTCTCGATTCGTTGAAAAATATATCAGCCGCTTGCGCCGCTTCATCGTCAGTCAAAACAAGCGAGGTTTGGAATTGAAAGGTTGTGCGGGTTTCGTCTAGCCCTTCCGGCTTGGACGCCTGTTGTGATCCCTTGCGGTATGATCCCCCAAGAGATTGATAATCAAGGACAACCCGCGCGGGTAGTTCGGTAATATCCGCATAGCTTTCGGAGATAAGCCTAGGGGCAGGTTGATCGGCGGTATATCCCATATCGTCGAGAGATACCAATGCCAGCGAAGTGGAATTCCGCATAAAGAATTTCAACTCGCCACCGGATTGCGTGAAGTCGAAAAACTTGACCCGCATCAAGTCCTCGATCACGCCACGCGGGCTTGACATATCGCGCACGGCATAACCACGCACGTCGCCTGTTATCCCGGTCACATCGGGGACTATGCCGACATAGCCGCATTCCTCTTCGATCACGGAAGCCAGAGTGACAGAACCTCGCGCCAACTTGGGCATGAACCATGCGTAAGGCCCCGCTCCGAACGGAATAGCTTGGGTTATGCCAACGCGCCACTTTTCATTGAAAGAAAATCCGCTCCATTCCAGATTCTTGCCAAGCCATGTCGTGGAAGTCGCATCGATATGCTGGACAAGTCCGAAGTCCGAAAGCTGATACTCCCAAATATCGTTTTGCAAAGAACCGTATGTGTGGACGATAAACGTCCCATTGCCTGATTCGATGCGCGTAGGGATATGCGCCTGCGGAACAGCGCTCCCCCAATCTCCTGTTCGGCTTGTAATCAAATTTTCAAGCGTAGCGTCGTAGAGGTAAAGCCCTGTGGACGTGATGACAATTACCGTGTCCGCATCCGCATCGTAATAGATGTTGACCGGGTTTCCGCTTATTCCTGGCGGGGAAATAACGGCTGCAACCCCAGCAGTGCCCAGCGTGGTCCATGTTGCCCATCGGATTTCGTTAGAGGTAGTTAATCCAATCTGATTGACGTTGTATATTCTTTCCGGCGTAACGGTGAGAGAACGGGAATTGGTGAGTGGGCCACTGAGATCGCAACTGACTGTTTGATAAATCAGAATCGGAGAAACGATTGTTTCCGTTAATGGCGTCCACCCGTCGCCATCATTGGATAAAATCCCAAGGGAATTCGATGTCACGGAAATAAGATACTGCGTCCCCGCCACCGTGATTTCTGCATAGTTGATGGAGACGCCAACACCATTGACTTGGCGAAATTGGAAATCCTGTATGAGTTCGCCTTGATCCGAGTAAATCTCCATGTGGCGTGGAGTGGGGACTGTAAGAACGAGAATTTCGTTTCGCCGCGTAATGTAGATATTGCCAGCTCCGGAATTCGGAAGCACGAATGATGTTGTGAGACTGAATTGTGGGACTTTGTGAATGGCCAGACTGCTGCCATTCATGCTCGCATAAATGCTGCCATACGTGTCGAATGTATCAATGGACAAATCGCCAGTAGGGTTTACCGATAGCGTTTCATCGGCTCCCGCCCTCACGACTTCCATTTCAAAATTCGGCAGGCGCTGGCCAAACTCTTGAAGAGGAAAATTCGTAACGACAAAATACGCCATGCCGGGCCACGCTTGGGCCTGTCCTGAGCCGAGATCAGCTTCTATATTTGGATCGGCGGCTTGCGTGTCGGTGCCAAGGTAAAATGTGAATGTCGCACCTTCCGCGACCCCGAACCCAGCAACCGGGCTTCCGGAAACAAGAGCTTCCAGGGTTTCCGCCGATTGATCGTAAACGAGCTTATCGTCGGCCCAAATTCTTGGAATGCCAGAAATCGGCCCATTCCAAACGGCGGCAATCGCGCAATCCGCTGTGTATGTGTACGTCGTAACCACAGGGCCAAGCGAGCCCTTGCGATCCGTATCGATATGCTCATCGATATGGTTGTTCTTGAGCCAAATGACGGCCCCAGCGACACGGTTCGATCCATACACCCGCGCAATCGGATCGCCATACTTGGAAGTCTGCGACTTCAAATCCTCAAGGCGAGGCCCCTTGACCTTCTGAGGGAAAAGCCACGCGGCAAGAATTTGCAGCCCGATGCCGATCCCGGCAAGGGCAAGATTGCCAAAAGCGCCAGCGCCTAGGATTGCCATGTTACACCCCAGGTTTGCCGGATTGGAAAGTTAACGGAAGCTTCCGCTACCTTGTGGCCCGGCCCCGCAATGGAAATAGCCGCGCCATCATCCGTCGCGATAGCCACATGAATGATTTTGAGGTTTTCCATTTTATACAGCAACAGCGCTCCAAACCTTGCCGATGCAATCCGCGCCGCATACCGGCAAAGAACCGGCTTCAAGACGAAATAATCTCTTGGGCTCCCCAGCGTGTCGCGGAACACGCCCGGCACTCCGCAGTCACGCATGGCAACCGCCAGCAATCCGATGCAGTCGAGGCCCGTTGTCGATCTTCCTCGGTCGCGCCATGGCGTCCCGATGTATCGACGTGCCGCTGCCACAAGTTCATTGTCGTTCACGATCATGCCTTGGGAGCGGAAATGGTGACATTTTCAGGGGCCAGTTCAAAGCCGAAAAACCGCAGAGTGCGCGACGATGAACGGTTCTTGTTATCGTGCTTGCCGATGCAATCCTGCACCTTGCGTTTCCAACAGCCCGCCGTGGCCTCGAATGTGTCGCCGGGGAGAAATGCGCCAAGACATGGCTTCACTTGCGTCAGCGTTCCCGAGCCATCATCGTCCCCGATGCGCTGCCGCTCTCCGGTGTTGTCGCCGGTAAACCATTCGACCATCCCGTTTCCGAAATGATCCGCCGCAATATCGATACCTGTCGCAACGAATGTGCGGCTATCGGTGACAGAGCTTACAGTTCCCGTGACCTTGCGCGCGTCAAACGAGGTCCATTGAACCGTCCCGTCATTCACAGTGCCAGCCGTCCATGTCGGTTCCGATCCGCCGCTGGTGCCCGCCGTGCTGACATAGAACCAAAGCTTGCCGCCCGCCGTGGGCTTGACTTCGGTATTGAGCGCATAGACCGTGGTGGCCGCCCATGCCGAAACGTTCGTATTCATACCGCACCCGGCGTCTCCAAAATCATTGGAGCAATTCGCGGTGAGAACTTTTCCAACCGGCTGCTCAAGCGCTTTTTCAACGCCCAGCAATTCGAATGAAACCGCACCGCCGTTGATCGATATTTCACCGGCCCGGTACACCAGGTGAAGGAACGGATTGGCCAGATCATCGGGCGACACAATCCCGAACTTGATGATTGTTCCGGCGAAGAACTCACGCCTGATATCATCGGCTGGAAACGTGTCACCAAGCGGCACGAGAATTTGGCTGTCATCAATCGCCGCATTGATCTGCGCCGAAAACCTCATGACTTCGGAAATATCGACCGGCGAATAGGTCAACACGCCTTCGCCATCCAGGTTGACGGCAATCTCGCTATCCCATGTGGTGATTGTGATGATCCCGCCATCCGGCTGCACCAACTTCACTAGCTTGGCAATGCTGAATGCATCGCTTTCCAGTTTGGTTTGCAGAGCCGCTGGAATGCTATGCGGCATTACTGCATAACCTCTATCAGAGGCACACTCGACATGGCCCCAACTCTAAACCCTTCATAGGTCTGAGATAAATCATTCGTATCGAAGCGGACCTTGCAATAAAACCAGAAACCCGCCTTGACCAGGTGGCCAGCGGCGGGGATATTGCCGCCCGTGAACGTCACGAGGCCGGTTTCATAATTAACCGTATAGTGCGTTGTTTCCGTTCGCAAAACGCCATTGACGGAAATCAAAACAGTGCCGCTCTTGGGCAAGAGGATGGTGCGGTATTTCGTGGTTGCGCCTACCGTATATCCCTTGCGGAGTTGGAAGGTTGCAAGAGCCCCGGTGCCAGTTCCGAGCAACACGTCAAGCATTGTTGGCGTGTTGCGTGGCGAGCATGATTTATGGTCAAGCCGATCATGAAAGGCAAATGTGTGCAACGGCCCTTCAACTGCTTCCCAAAGCCGCATGAGGTCATAGAGATTGCCGGTATCCGGCTGACCATCGGCAAGGCGCAAACTGAATGTGGGATTGAACTTGCGGCGCATCCCGGCGCGGCGCTGGATGCGAACGTCATATCCGGCTGGATTGGTTATCACGTCAACCATGGATGACGTGATTCCTTCCGAACCTGCGGAAATACACTGAGGCAAGACGGCATCGATATGCGCCATTATGCCACCCTACGCGCACGGCCCAAGGCGTCCGCCGATTTCTGCGCTATCTGGTTCTGACTTTGCATCGCGGCACGTTCCGTGGGGATGACGAATTGATTGTTGACCGTGACCGACCTGTTATCGTTGCGTGGAATGAGTTTAGACCCGCCCAAGGCAATCAGCTTGCGCGCCGCCGCGTCCACCGCTTCCGGTCCAATGGGCTCGCCACGCTTGAGAATGGCCGGGAGTTCCCCAGGCTTAAACCCAGCGATGCCACCCGAGTGATATCTTGGAGCGCCGATGAATGCTTCACGTGAAACCCGGCGCGACGGCCCGCCCGATCCTGCCGCCGTAGACCCGGCATGGAAGAGCGAACCGAGAATACCACCGCCCCCGCTGCCGCCCGCGAGGCCGCTTCCAAAGCCCTTGAACAGGTTATCCAGCGCGATATTCAGTAGCGATTGGCCAAGGTTTATCAGGCTATCGCGCAACGCATCGGTTAGGGATTTGCCCTGAATAAGATCGTTTATGAAACCCTGCAACGCGCCTTTGAAAGCCCCGCCGATGGCTTCCATGGTTTGCCGGGCTTCTTCATTGGCCCGCGCCATATCCTCAGCGCTTCTGGCCGTTTGCTCTTGGGCGTCCGCGAGTTCCCGCGCCCTGACGGTCTGTTCCGCCATGGCCCCAGCGGTTTCCTTGATCTTGGCCACTTCGTCAGGAAGCAGTTCACGCCCCAAAGCCCGCTTGGCTTCTGCCAAAAGCTGAAATTCAACTCGAAGCTGTTCCGCCGCAAGAGACGTATCGCCGAATAGTTGATTTTCCAATTGCGCTGCGCCAACACCCTGTTGCTGAGAAGCAATCAGCTCATCGAACGCCTGTTTCCCGGCCTTGTCGGCCTCTGTGGCGCGCACCCTGGCTTCCGCGTACCTGATAACGTCATCAACCGTCTTGCCGCCCCCTAGAACGCTCTGATTGGCCTGAATGACGTTTTGCGGGAGAACCTGATTGACTGGCGTTCCGGGAGCGGCTTTCAGAACGTCAACCGCGCCTTTCGGCCCAAGGAAGTGCGAAAGCTGCAAATTGGCTTCCGTCACCGATTGCCCAGCCGCTTTCAACACATTGGCATTCTCGCGGGCGTATGCCTTGATAAGATCGAAGGAAACCTGTGCATTCGTGCGCAAGGCTAGAATGCCTTCCCGCGACAAGTTGGCCGCGCGGTCTGGAAAGTTCTTTCTGAAAAGATCGATCCATGTGCTTTCGATGAATTGGCCAAGCCCGGTCGCAGTCGAGAGCGGGTTTTTGGCCGTAGCCCTTCCGCCGCTTTCGGCTTGTGAAACGTCGCGAGCGAACTTGTCTATGACTTCCTCGAATTTGCCAATGGACTTGTCTAACCTGTCAGTGGCCCCACTTTCAGGCTTGATCGGAACAATGGATTGTTGCGCCGGAAATCCGCCGCGTCCCGTTCGCTCGAATGTCGGCCCCGGCCCGGACGTGATCGCGCCAAACTGCCCGTTGACCTTGGCGAGTTCCGCTTGCAGTTCCTTGATTTTGGCAATGACCGCATCAAGCTCTTGCTGGTATGCCGTAAGTTGCGGAGACGTAGCCGTGGCCGATTTGATTGCCTGAATACGCTTTTCAATCTGCTCTCGCTGTTCCGCGAAGCCGATCAAGGTTTGCTCAAGTTGCGCCGCCTCCTCTTGCGCCGCTGTATTGGTGCGTCCCGGATCGAATTGGCGAAGCTCGTCAAGTCTTGCTTTCGCCGCAGCAGCTTGATCCTCAATGGCCTTAAGCTGGCCTTCCATTTCCTTGAGGCTTCCGGATTGGGCACTGCCCGCGCCAATCAAGTCGATCCTTTGTTGCTGTAGCGTGGTGAGGCGCGTTTGCACCGCGAGCAATTCGGATTTCAGCCTATCGACTTCGGCCAAGGATTCGCCCGTGTCGATATTCACCTTGACGGCAATCTCTTTGTTCAGTTCCGCAATGCGGTTTTCGATGACCAAAATGCTGCTATCGATGCTTGACGTATCGACGCCACCCGTCACCGTGGCCTGAATGGCCAGTTCGGTTTCGTTCAGTTTTTGTTGCAGCGCGTCTTTCTGCCTTTCAAGATCGGCAAGTTCCAATTCGATAGGCGCTTTGATTTCCGTCAGGTCGGACAGTTTGTCAGCCCGTGCGCCAAGCCTCTTTTGCGCATCGGCAATGCCTAGGTTGACCGCATCAAGCTGACGCCGCAATGCATCAACGGCGGCTTGCGTCCCGCCATTGATTTGCAGATCGGCAATCTGCTTTTCAATCTCGATCCGCTGTTTGGTGAGGTTGAGAAGCTCCTTTTGAGTGCGGAACGCGGCAGCAGCAGCCGGCCCCTGTGTCTCAAGGATTTTCTGTTCCTCAAGCCCGGTATCGATGCCGGTCAAGCCTTGTATTACCGCTTTTGTCGTGAAAACCGGATGCTTGGTTATGAAATCAAGGCCGGTCAGTGTTTGGAGAAGTGCCGACTTCGCATTGCCCGCAAAGCTTGTCCATGCCGCCGTCCATCGATCATCGAATTCGTCAGCAGCAGCGACAAGCTCATTGGAAATGACAGCCCCGCTATCGCGCGCCGCTTTCTCTCCAGCCCGCAACGCCTCTTCGCCTTGCTTGAGCAGCGGCAATAAATCGACATAGGCTTTCCCAAATGCTGCCGCGCCAATGACCGCCGCGTCCTGTTCATTCCTGGCATTCTTGATAAGTCCGGCGATCTTGCGGAAATTCTCCGCTGGATCATCCGAAAACGTCAGGTTGTTCGCGTCGAAAATCTTTTTGAGATCATTGCCTTTAGTGCGCGCCTCGCCAACTGTCTTATTGAGCTTCGCGAGAGCGGTGGTTAGTGTATCCGTTTCAACGCCCGCCTGCTTGCCGACGAATGAAAGAGCCTGCAAAGCTTCCGCACTTGTTCCGGCCTTGTCCGCGCTGTCCTTCAAATCGGCAACGGATTTAATGACCTGTCCAATCTGCCGGACTGTCTGTGCGCTCACCAACCCACCGATGACACCAGCGCCGAAACTTCCAATACCCGTTTTCAGATTGCTGAAACTGGAATTGATATTACGGTTCATCCGGTTAAAGCGCGTTTCGATCCCGCGCGCCGTGCGATCCGTATCGCGCGATGCCCGGTCAAGTGCCTTCTGATAGCCGCGAACATCGGCAGATAATTGCAACACAAGACGTTCTATATCCGTGGCCATCAATCATCCACCCATTTCGCAAGAACATCCATTTCGGCCTCGCTCAAGCGTTCAATCTTTTTATCTTCCGGCGTGTTCGCGTCAATGTAGCCGTCAACCTGAGCCATGAATTGCCACAAGCTCATTTCTCCGGCTTGTATCGCGGTAAAACCAAGGCTCACGGCGCTGGCGTAGATGGCGGCGAAGCGGAGCTTTCCGTTTGGAAGGGAAGGCTTGCCTGTTCGCTTTCCGCCACGGGTTCCCCCAATGGTTCATCCTCATGGCCCACAACCGCTGCCGCAATCACGGCAAGCGATGGCCCAAGATTTTCGGCAAGCGGCCTGTCGTCAAAGTATCGCTTAATGAGCGACAAGACCTTGATCGGCTCAAGCCCGCCGCCGATAAGCCCCAGACGCAGCGTTTCGCGCATGTCTCGAATGCGCCAGTTCCCATAAACCCCGTCCTGAATTCTGGCCATGATAAATCCCGGCCCGGCATCGCACTTCTCTTGAAGCTCTTCGAGTTGTGAAATGCCAAGCCGAAATGTATATGTGCCGTCCGCCCAGTCCATTGTGACTTTGGCCG